CAATCGAACCATTGCAGAGGGAATTGAATCAAACCCGTACGCAAATGATGAACCAGCGCAAGAGGTTCTCACGCAAGTTGCTTTACAAGGAAGCAGCATTTGACGTTGATGGTCGTTCAGCACTTGAAAGTGATGAAGACAATGTGTTGGTTCCAGTTATTTCAGAAGAAGCTTTGAGTGGAGTCATTGCGCCGATGCCGGCTGTAATGAGTCCACCAGAGTTTTACAACCAGTCTGAATTGATATCTGGGGATATCAATCAGGTTTCTGGTGTATCTGAATACCAGCGTGGTTCGCTTCCTGAAATCCGTCGTACGGCCACAGAAGCGGGAATCGTACAAGATGCGGCTAACGCACGTGCATCAGACAAGTTGGCTGCAATTGAACGTTCTATCGCTGATTGTGGTCGACGATTGATAATGCTTGCTCAACAGTACATGACTGGAGAGCAAGCGATTCGCATCGTTAGTGTTGGTGAAAAACGTGCTTGGGTCAAGTTTGACCGTGACTACATTCAGGGTGAATTCGACTTTGAAGTTGAAGGTGGTTCAACACAGCCAACTAATGAATCGTTTAGGCGTCAATCTGCAATGCAGATTATGGACGCTATGGCACCGTTTATCCAGAGTGGGATTATCAATATCCAGAAGCTTGCAGAATATGTTCTGCAATACGGTTTTGGTGTGAAGCAGCCTTCAATGTTTATTCAGGGTCCACCGCCTCCTCCAGAGCCGATGGATCCAGAAGAACCAATGGGTGGACCAGAAATGATGCCACCACAAGGTATGCCACCAATGCCGCCGCAGGGTATGCCACCACAGGGAATGCCACCGCAAGGTATGCCCCCTGAATTAGCAGGTCTTCCACCAGAGTTACTCATGCAACTCATGCAAGGTGGAGGAGCACCCCCACCGGGGATGTAACGAACAATCACTAGATATAGAGCAACCCTTGGAGGACTCAAAGAATGAGTGAAGTACATAGCAATGAAGTCATAACCGATTTGGCCCCAGAAGTAGAAACTTCGGGACAACCACAAGAAGTTACGGATGTAGTTGAAAGCCTCAGCGAAGCGGAAATCGAACTGCTTCCTGTTGATGAGTTTGGCGACAAATATGTCTCCGTACAAGTCAACGGTGAAGACGTAAGAGTTCCACTCAAAGAGGCGCTTTCTGGATACCAGCGTCAAGCGGACTATACCCGCAAGACACAGGAACTCAGCGAGCAACGGCGTCAAGTCCAATTTGGGGCAGCTTTGCAAGAAGCCTTGCAAACTGACCCAGAGAAAACTTTGGAACTATTGAGTAAGCATTATGGTGTAAGCCAGACAATCTCTGCTGAAGAGGAACTGGACTTAGACCCGGTTGAAAAACAGTACCGACATTTGGAACAACGAGTCCAAGCCTTTGAACAACAAAAGGCGATGGAAGAGTTGGACCGAACTGTTGAGACGTTGAAAAATCGATACGGTGCTGATTTTGATGCAAATGAAGTTGTGGCAAAGGCGTTAGCCATTGGCTCAACTGATTTGGAAGCAGTTTACAAACAACTGAAGTTTGACAGTATCTACGAAGACGCTCAGGCAATTCGTCAGATACGTGCTAAGAAGGCTCAGGAAACTGAGCAGATTACACAAGCCAAACGGAACTCAGGGGTTGTGAGCGGTGGAGCATCATCTGTAAGTGCTGATGTATCGGCAAAACCAATTACAACATTACGAGACGCTTTTGAAGCCGCAAAACGGCAGATGAACGGCTAGTACTAAACCCAAGGAGTAAATCATGTCAAACCCAAACTTTGATGCGCTGCTCTCAACGACCCTCGCTAATTACCGAGCCCAGTTGACAGACAACGTGTTCACAGACCGTGTGCTTACGAACCACCTCATGTCGAATGGTCGTATCCGTATGGTCAACGGTGGTACCAAAATTGTGGAACCACTCATCTACGGTCAGAACTCAACGGTGGCTTCGTACTCAGGTTACGACACCATTTCGTTGTCACCACAAACCGGCATTTCGGCTGCTGAATACGAATGGAAGCAGTACGCTGCATCTATCGCAATCAGCGGTATCGAAGAAGCGAAGAACAACGGCGAACAGGAAATCATCAACCTGTTGGAAGCAAAAATCATGCAGGCTGAAGAGTCAATGCGTGAAGGCTTCAACACCATGTTCTTTGGTGACGGAACCGGCAACAGCGGCAAGAACTGGGAAGGTCTTGGAAGCTTGATTGAATCAGGCAACACCGTTGGTGGAATCAACTCAGCAACCGCAGGTAACGAGTACTGGCGTTCGTACGAGGAAAACACCGCAGGTGCTTTGACCCTCGCACAAATGGCAACCGCTTACAACACGGTTTCTGTTGGTTCAGACCATCCAGACCTCATCTTGACAACCCGTGCGTTGTTCGAGAAGTATGAGTCATTGTTGCAACCACAGTTGCGTTACACGGACACCAAGACTGCAGATGCTGGATTCCAGAACTTGCTGTTCAAGGCTGCTCCTGTTGTGTACGACACTGCAGCACCTGCTGGCAACATGTTCTTCATCAACAGCAAGTACCTGACCTTGGTTGGTCACTCAGGCAAGTGGTTTGCACAAACCGAGTTCGTTCGTCCAGAAAACTTGGACGCTCGTTACGCACTCATCATGTGCTACGGAAACCTCACATGCCGTAACCGCAAGAAGCAGGGCAAGCTCACCGCTAAGACTGCCTAATTAGAGAATCTGGGGGGTGGCCCAACTTCCCCGTAAGCCATCCCCCTTTCTCTTATTATTCAAATTCAAAAACGAAAGAGGTAAGCCATGCCAATGGGCCCATCAGAAGAAACCGCAGGTCGTGGGTATAACCCAACACTTCCAAGCGGACGTCGTAAGAAGCCAAAGAAGAAGGCTCCAAAAAAGCCAGCTCCTAAGAAGCCTGCTCCAAAGCCAATGCCAAAGAAGAACTCGACTGGTGGAGACCAGCCAGTTCGTGTAGGTCGTGGTGCAAAGCAAGCAGAACCAAAGAAGAAGCTTCAGTACATCATTAGTGAAGCACGTGGAATGTATCCACCAAAACCAAAGAAGAAGAAAGACAGTCGCAGCTTCGGCCAGCGAGTGGCTGATGCTGGTCAAACAGTAAAACCAAAGGGTAAGGTTCGTCCTACTCCTTTTGGTCGTTAAGTAAAACACTGCATTTCCCATCGGAACTTCAAGGAGTTCCGGTGGGTTATGTAACAAATTGCGTTAGTTGTATATGAAAAACGCAACGCCTGCTTACGCTCTTTACGGAAAACCAGTGACTGGTCTCCGTCTCGCCCACATTGAAGGGGCAAAACTAGCCGCACCAAGTGCGCCATATATTGGGCGTAACAGGTGCATAGCAAACGAAGATACCTGTGAGGGTCCGAAGGCTAAGGGCACAGATTACTGCGTTGGTCATCTAAGAAGCCAAGGAGCCGCTCAATGATTACACTGAATCAACTTCGTGACCAAGTGCGAGCCATGGTTGATTTGGATGAAGCAGACTTGCCAAACTCGGTTGTTGACCAGTTTGCACGTGAAGCGTTTCAGCGCATTTATACACTGGAACGCCGTTGGCCGTTTCTGCAGAAAAGTTACACTCTTACGACCGTAGCTGGGACACGTTCGTACACTATTGAAAACATTGGCGACATTCGAGAGATTATCTCTGTGGTCGATACAAGTCTTTCTGGCAACAGAATGACATTGATTGCTTATGATGATGCAGAAGAGATTTGGTTGGGGAATATGGACACTGCAAGTCGTCCATATTTCTTTTCTATTTGGGAAGACAAGATTCATTTCTGGCCTAAGCCAGATGCTGCTTACCCAATTAGTATTCGTGTTTATCGTAATCCAACCTACGATTGGTTGGATTCACCAGATGACGAAATAGACATTGATGAGTGGTTCCACGCATTGTTGCCATACTTTGTATTGTCACGTGTGTATCAGCGTCAAGAAGACGCCGAACTAGCAGCAATGTATTTGCGTTCATTTGAAGAGGGTGTTGGTCTTGCACGACGTGACTTGATGAAAGCATCAAGTGCACGTCCAGTCATCATGTCTGCTGGTCGTGAATATCCAACTATGCGTCGCTGGTTGCAGACGCTTGGTGGAACGCTTGGACAATGAGCAACGTAGTTGTTGAGCGATATGACGACTTCACTGGTGGTCTGAATCTAAGAGCAGACCAATTTCAGTTGGCTCGTAATGAGTCACCTGACATGTTGAATGTCGAGATTGACCCACGAGGTGGTTTGTTTACTCGTGGTGCAATGCGTGAGATTAACTCAACAGCAATTCCTTATGCGACCACATGGAACCCGCAAAAGCTTTATGCTTTTAATGGTGCGACACCGAACTTGATGTTGACAACTAACAACAGAGTGTTCAAGTCAACTGGTGGGAACTTTACAGTTCTTGAGTATGGTGCTGGTCTTCCTGTTGTCCCACAACAAGAACATGGTGCGTGTTTTGCTCAGTGGGGCAACACGCTGTACATGGTTATGGGAACGGCTGGTAACGGCGGTTACAAGTGGTCTAGTGGTGACACATACGCAACAGCACTAACTGCTTCAGGGAAAAACCCGGATTAATGGCCAGCTTCATGGTTTCCAATTTGTTGACAA